CGCGAGACCTCGAACCCGGTGAACGCCTGGAACGGCACCTCATCTCCGGCAAGCCCCACGCCCCCGCGCGTGTTCTGGGCCTGCGCCCACTTCTCCAGGTAGCGTACGGTCTCGCCATCGACCTCACGCCTCACCACGTAATAGACATAGTCGTCCTGCACCCCGGGCTGCGCCGGAAGCACCACCACGTCCTCGACGTAACTCTGTCCTGCCAGCGTTTCCGATTCGACCTCGCACCAACCGATGACGTCTTCTGCCTTGTCCAGAACGCATAGAGCAACGGTGCCATCGGAGCGCACGGCATGGATGCGCGTGTCTGGCTGGCGCTGAACGGCGAGGCGTACGATCTCAGGATCCCCGATCTCGGGCACGAGGGCACAGAGATTCGCAAGGGAGAGGTCGGCAGCGCCTGACTTCACCTCGGACTGGTACACCCGCATCCCGGTCCTGTTTACGAAGGCCGGGAAGGTGCCAACCCGTGCTGGCACGACACCAGCAGACCCCTGGCTACTCGTCGCCTTCACGCTGAACGATGTCGGTGTCATCGGCTCATCGAGGACACTTGCGCGGCAAACATATTCGTAGAGATCGCCGCCCAGCAGTAGCCCTTGTGCAGAGAAGAGCCAGTTGATTTGATCGATCGGCCCCACGCCAAGGGAGCGAGAGATCGGCCCAGAGTCGCCCTCGGTGTCTGGGTCGAAGCTATCGAATGCGTCAACAACGCTCCCCCAGATCATGTCGATTGCCCCGCCCACCACAGGCGCCCGTCGTGAAACGCAACGGCGGTAGGCCAGCCCCTGAAGTCAGACCACGCGCCCTCTGCCCAGACCACTGTGGCCTCCGTACCACCCAGATCGCGCAGCACCACTCCGGTCACCGATGTGCCGGTGCCGTAGGTGATGATCTCGACCACGCCCGTGATCGAGCCGAGCGCATAGCTGAGGGAGGCAACGACGGTGCCAGAGGTGTACTGCCCGGTCTTGACCCCAATGCGATACCACGCGATCTGATTGTCCAGACCGTCATCGAAGGTCTCGGTCGTGTTTCCAGACCACGTCATCCCGCTCACGTCCTCCCACGTCCCGTCCTCGGATTCGAGCGAGCGCTGCAGCGTGACGGTCGCAGACCACGTGCCCGAGAGAACGATCGTGAAGACGCGCGACGAATCCACGCCCGTGACCCGGATCGGATCGGTGAAGGTGTTCTGCGCGGAGATGTTCTCGGTGACGTCCTGCCCTTCAGAGGTGAGGGAAAAGAGCGCACCGACGTGCGTTGACTTGAAGATCGACTTCGAGGCGGTGAGCGTGACCTCACCCGTGATCCCGTCAGATCCGATGGTGATCTCGGTGACGTTCTCCGTGCGAAACGGCCCATCGATCGGCTCGTAGTTCTCGATCGACCACGAGTTGATCGCCCAGCGCTTGATCATGCGCGGACGGTGTCCCTCGCAGGCAACGAAGATGATGTCGCCCGACTGATCCCAGCGCAGGAGATCGAGATCATCCTCGTCCCACGGGACCGGAATGGTCAGGATGCCGGAGGACTCGATCGCGACCGAATCGACCAGCACCGGGTATGAGGCGCGCGAGAAGAGGCGAATGTAAAAATTCCCCGCCGGCTCGAAAGCGAGCGAGTGGATGCCCGTGCCGAGGCTCAGTTCTCTGATGTAGTCTTCTGCTCCTGCGGTCGAGCCCACGCGCAGCAGGACCGGTCCTAGCGTGACCGTGACCCGCAGCACGTGCTCATCGCCCGCGTCGCCACCGGCAACCGTCACCTGTTGCTCACGGATAGCCGCATTGGTCCCGTCACCGAGAAGCTGCATGTAGCCGCCCGTGCGCCAGCTCGACGTCGCGCCCACCGCCTCATCGCTGTCGGTCCAGCCGGTAAGGTCTGTGGTGAAGGTGCCATTGGTGATGCCAGTGCCAACGGTTGTGCGGGTGATCAATTCATCATTGCGCCAGATCCGCATGATGCCGGAGGTGATCTCGATGATGTGGGTGTCATCGACCGCGAACACGAACGGGATCAGCTTTGCCGGGTTGTGCCCATGGATGCCGCCGAGGTACTTCCACCCCGGGCGAATGCTCATGGGACCGAGCGTGCGCGGAATGAAGTTCACCATCAGCTCGCCAGACATGGCAACGCGCTTGACATCCACGCGCGCGAGCGCGTACCGCGAGACAATCCCGCGATTGAATGCCAAGAGCACCGCAGTCTGGCGAGGCATCTAGTAGAGATCCCCGGTGCGATTGCCGCGATCACCGCGACCCCTGCCGCTGCCGCGCGTGCGCGCGCGAGACCAGTTGCCCGGTGGCAGGATCTTCGCCGGATCCGCCATGGCGTCCTTGTTGAGCGCGGTCTTCTTCGCCATCGCCCGCAACGTCTTGGCGTTCTTCATCTTGTCTTCGGTCCCGAGCTTCCAGGCGATCTTGGAGGCCAGATGCGCCGCCACGAACTCGCGAAACGATTCGGGCCAACGGCCGATGTTCATGCCGTACTGCTCATCGTTGGAGACGTAGCGCACGTAGATCGTGTCGAGGTCCGCGTACCAGTAGCCCGCCTCGTCGTTGTATTGCAGCAGCGCCTCGTTGAAGTACTCGTCCTCGCACACGGCCGAGGTCACCACCCAGTCGGTCGGCTTCGTGAACGCGCGCGAGAAGCCGAAGCTCGGCTCGACATCCGGGTCATAGTCGAGCTGGACGGTTCGCATCGCGAATTTCCACTGCCCCTCTTCGAGGCACGTTCTGACGCCGAGCCCGCTGTTCCACGCTTGATCGAGCGTGCGGCGCGCTTCGTTGGTCTCGGTGAGCGATCCCAGCGCACGGTGACCTACCACCAGGAGCGCATCGTTGTAGAGCGTAAGCCGATCGGTCATGCCGCGGCTCCTTCCAATGTACAAACGCCCGCCGCCGTGCCGGCGCTACTCATGGCCGCCCCCACGCGCGCTGCGGCACTGAGGGTGCCGACGGCCGCGCCCGCGCCACTCACATCACCGCTGACCTTCGGCGGCGTGCCGAGCGTTCCTACGGCCGCCCCTGCGCCCGAGAGCCCGCCTCCGGCGAAGGAGGCGCCCGCCAGCGTCCCGACGGCGCTCCCCGTGGCGCGCAGGTACGTGCCGGCACGCCCCTCGAACTCACCGGTCGCGGCGCCGACCCCGTACATGGACGCGGTTACGACCGGCGAGATGATTGCCCGGTCTGTGACGCGCCTCCAGTTGACGCCATCGCTGAACGCCTCGACCCCGCCATCGACATCGTCAGTGACGAAGACGTGCGCCCCTGTCCACATGGAAGCCGGCGGCAGCTGCCCGCCGCTATAGACCGCCAGTGTGAAGGGGAGAGCGCCACGCGAAAGGGTCGCGCGACGAAAGAGCCCGCGTCGGTTGGATCGAGAGGTCACGTCCTACGTTCGTAGTCGCGCAGCCACTCCTGCGCTGCGCTCTTGTCGTCGAACTCGGCCTTGACCATCTTCGAGTCAGATGTCCGAATGACGGCATACTTGTACTGGCCGCCCTTCCACTCGACCCGGTGCTTTTCGCTCGGCACTTCCTTCAGCTGCCCAGCGGGGCGCAGGTTGACGAGGCGATCGAGCACGACGCGCGCCCAGTTCTTCTCGGCCTGCACGACGATGAAGTGCGCGACCCACTGCCCGTCCTCTGCGCGGCACTCGATGTGATCGAAGATCTGCAGCTTCTGGGAGATGTGCGCCCAGTAGCCCGGGTCTTGCAATTCTTCGAGCGTGGTGCCCAGCTCGGTATTCACGACGAACTCCTGTCGAGCGAACTCGGCGTGCTTCACACGATCAGGCGCGATCGGCGAGCGCGGCTTAGTCTCTTCCTTCACGGCGACTGCTTGCGACATAAATGCTCCTGTAGGTTGGGCCGGTTATTCGTTACCGGCAAACGCTGGCACTAATTTTCTCCAGGCGCCACCGCAGTTAAAGATTGCGGCTCTCCTCCCTGCGCTTATGTGGTGCAGGTGATTAGGGACTGCGTGCTGAGAATCGCCGCACCGCCCGTGGTCACGTAGCCGACCACGATGAAGCGCAGGTAGTACGAGGACATCACCGTCGAGTTGTGCTGCACGATCCCGACGATGTCACCGGGACGCATCCCCAGCGCGCCGCCATCGGTGAAGTAGGTTCCATCCCACGGTGCCGACGAGAGGTCGGTCGTGGTGTAGATCCACATCTGCTGACCCGAGCCGAAACCCGGGCGCACCGTCGCCGTGGAGGATTGCTGGAAGTTGTTGCCCGTAAAGAGCAGGGTCGAGCCGCCAGTGATGCGAACGTCCGGTCCTGCGCCCATCGCGCCAAACAACTGCACTGGCGGGTTCGCAACGGAACTGCTTTGGGTTGAGCCGAGGTATGCCATTGTAGTTTCTCCTTTCGCTTAGGCGTAAGCCGAGCCGTCGGCGGTGAAGACAACGACACCCGCGTTCTGCAGGAGCTTAGATCCCATGTAGGCGGTGCAGCGCGCGAACGAGTAATCCTGTTCGGCGTCGCGACCCACTTCGGACTGCAGCCCACCCGTGTCGATGGCGTGACCGATCGCGGACTTGTGAAACATGAACGAGGTCTCGCTCGACGTTCCCCTGCCTGGGAGGTTCGGGTGCTCGATGATGAGACAGTTGCGCCAACGGTATGCCATCGG